TTCAAATACCAGGCTTTGTTCCCAGCTGAAAAAGCGTTCAGATCACGCCTCTCCAACATAAAACCGATATCGTCGCCATCTAGAAACACCCTATGCTTGCTGATGCCCACCCTACGAAGGTATGCATCAGCCAAAGCCAAGGATATCAAACAATTGCCTAAGGCAGTGTTCGGGTCTCCACTAGCTCTGATTCCGGACAAAGTGAATTTAAGGTGCCCATCAGAGCACCTTGCCTTCCCTTTCGAATGGAGCTGCCACCGACACAACTTCTTGAACAACAAGTCACCGGGATAGTACTTTTGGTACACCCGGTGCTCGAAGTCAAGCATGTCGACGCTAACACTCTGTTCGAATCGGCTGGCGTCCCCCATCACACATACTGGGTCCTCAAAAGAGTCCCAATACGTCTTCAAGAGGTTGCCACGTTCTGACTGGTTTTTGCCCTTCATAACTGCCTCATATCCGAAATAAACACTAAGATCTTTATACACACGTTTTTCCAGGGTTCGTATGTATCTACCCATCTCTACCAAGTACTTGTCGGACCTTGGGTTGATCCCACGTGGAGCGGGGTTGGTTTTGGTCGTGAAGCAATAAGTCTCATACTTGATGAAGTATTTCAGGTTGGCATCCCTCGATGACAACCCTTCCAACTCCAATTCTTCCACAGCTTTCGTGTAACGAAGGAACTTCCGACCATTGAATAGGTTGACAAAGTCAGACCTACCAAGTGGGTGAGAAACATTACTAAGTTTAGCGAATTGTGCAGAAAAATAACTTAATTCTTCTTTAACCATCCCGCTGAGTGGTGCTGGAGGATAGTCCCATCCTTGTTCTGTCTTGACAAAGAAGAGACGTTCCTTCACCGCTCGCTCCATACATGATATGGTGTTGTTGTAGGCACGGTACTCATTCCCAGGAGAGATTCCTGAGATAGAGTAAGTTTTCCGCACCTTAGTGATCCCCTGAGTACGTGTCACCGTCAAGTCGGGGTGGTCAGGAGCTTCGCTGTAAGGCGAATCCACCCCCGGTGTATACACAGGGCCCCCTCAGCACCGGGGTACCGGTGCTGCGGTGACCACTCTCCCGAGTGGCCACCAAAAGGAGGGAGCTTCGTACGACCACCAACGCTGGGCGTACTGCTCTTTTGCCCGAACAACAGGAACAGTTGCTCGGAACCTAGCTGCGGCGATTTCGTATTCGTCAGGAACGAACACTAATTCCACCGCAAGAGGCAGAGTTCTCATGGCTACGGAGGTTCGGAGACCTTTAGTCCGCAGCTGACTGAGATATCTTTTACAGAATGTATTTGCGACCATTCTGTTACTCTTCGAATCTGTCACCAGATTCAACGCTAGCTTGCACTCTACGGCAACACGGGCTGCAAGCCGGATCACATTTGGTTGTGGTCCGAACCTGCAGCTGGGTCCGATCGTCGGAGTGTCTGACACATCCTGTTGGGTAGATGATGACGAGACACTGCCCTCACCCTTAGGTGAGTGTTCATCAAAGAACTGGGCAGGATCATCATCCTCTGGACTGGACAAGCGTGCCACGGCCGTCAAAGCCGTCTTGTTGTCTCTTTCCCCAACATATCCATTACGAGTTGATAACATATAAATCACAAAAACTATGGTGGTAATAGTAATGGTAATTGCAATAAGAATCGCGTAATGGTTGGTCATTTTAATGTCT